TTATGTTTTGTGTTTCTAAAAATTTTTCGGCAAAGGTAACATAGCACCCTAGCCAATTAATATACATGTGTTTTTTGTAAAGTGGCTTTCTTGTCGTTGCCACATACCACTGTGAGTGGTTTTCTTTAAAAAATAGAAGAGGCTCTTGTTGCATTTGTTCGGCTTGTTTACAAAGTTTTGACCACCACTGAACAAATACATTACTCTTTTGAGTAAAGATTTTGTGATTAAAAGCCATGTCTTTGTAATGTTTGACTTCTATTGTGAACAAATTATGTTTATGTTCTACATACAAGTCACCTTTAATTTTACCAGAGCCACTTCCTGGTGTTTGTACGAAATCTAGTTGAGTGTGTCGTTTGAGCATACCAGCACATTTAAGCTCTGCCATATGCCCTTTTCTTCTCGAATTAACCAATCAACTTCTCCAGTTCCGTATAACCTCCAATCTTCTCGCCATCCACTACTATCTGTGGAAATGTACGAGCACCTGGGAATAGTTCTCTAACCTCAGTTGGTTGAAAATCTTCTCCCATCATTTTGTAAATTGTTTCATGTCCTTTTTGTTCTGATAGCATTTTTGCTTTAGAACAGTATGGACAATTTGGAATACTATAAATTTCTACTATCATTTAGGCATACCTCCTTGTACAAACTTACCAATAGTTTCTATCTCTTGTTCAGTAAGCATACCTGCTTGACCCCACATAAGAGCAGACTGTGCACCAATCTGTCCTCTATTTTTGTAGATAGTCAACTTATTAATAATATCGTCTGCACTTTGACCAGCGAGCATTGGTCCAACACCTCCGCCTCCGTCAACTCCATGACAAGCAGCACATCCAGCCCAAAGGCTTCTAATACTACTAAATTCATCTGCTTGTGCTAACGCTTGTTTTCTTCTTTCAATTTCTGCAGGAGTACCGTTAAGTGCAACATACTCTGCATAACATTCACCAGTACAACCATGTACACGAGCCTGACCCTTGTACTCTAATTGATTGTATGCCATTGCTATTGTTCCTGTCATAGCTAGACAGATTGTTAAAATATATCCCTTCATTAATCTAACCTCGAAATATTATCTTCTTTTATTATTTCTATCTTTTCAAGTAATGGATGTGTCCAACCATGAGATACTAAATATGTATTTAGATTTTCTTCTTTGAGTAGAACTTCCACTACTTTTTCTTTACCTTGCTCGTCTAAGGCTTGATTAACCTCATCTAAGAAAAGTACATTAATCTGACTTCTACTGATAGATGTCATAAGTTTTCGAATTGCAACTAATGTCGCAATGTTTACTCTTGCTAGTTCTCCACTAGATAGAGCAAGAATATCAATAATGTTTCCATTATCTGATACTTCTACATTGAGTTTGTCGTTCTCTACAACAAAATTAATACTGAACCTGCCGTCACTAAATTCTGCAAGATATTCGTTGGTGAGTATCTCTAGTTCTTTGACGAGTGATTCGATCTTGTACGCGAGTAAACCGTTTGTACTAAATGCTTTTTTAAGTATTTCAAGTATCGTAAGTTTGTCTTCTGCACTTTGTAACCCATTCTCGAGTGAAACCAACTGCTCTTGAAACTGTGCAGTTTGTTCCTGTATGATACCAATTCTAGTATTATGTCGTTCTCTACGCTCATTTTCTTCTACGACCTCCGAAAGAGCTTGCCTAGTAGAGGCAATCTTCTTACGAAGCGTTTGAATCTGACTTTCCAACTCTTCTCCGTTAATGACTTGTGAAGGGAGTTCGTTGTCGATGCTGCGGTAGATATCTTCCCAAGATTGGATGTTTTCGGTTGCTTGCCTATGTATTTCATTCTGTTCCTCAATCTCTTGCAATTTCTCTCTATCTTTACTTGCAAACTTTTCGCATTGTTCAATTCTTTCTTCATGCTCTTTTATCATACTGTTTACGAAATCTTGATTAATCTCTCCATCGCATGTAGGACAAGTAGCATTTTCCATACCCGCTAGGGTTTGGTATTTCTCTAACATCTTTTCTTCGTGCATTTTTTCAGACTTCCAAGACCCTAATCCTGTAAGGTAATTGGAAGTATCAAGAAGTTCTGGATGCTTTGCTAATAATCTTTTATTTTCGTGCAGGTCTATTGTTTTTAACTGCTCTTTCAGATGATTATTAGTATTTATATTTTTATTCTTTTCGGAGATATTTTCAAATTCTATCTGTAAAGAACTTAAAGATTTCTCGTCTTCTTCTGACTGAAATGGTAAATCCATTTTCTCCAATAGACTTGTATCTTCCAACAAATTATCTTCGAGCCATTTCTCAATTGTTGCAATTTTCGCGTTGCTTGTAGTAATATCACTTGAAGCTGTGCGTACTGCTTCTTTGAAAGTCTCAAAGAACGATACATATTCGTCTAATTTCAAGAGGTCAATTAGGAACTTTTTCCTATTTGTGTCTGTCGCTGTCAGAAATTGTAAAGAAGCATTAGTATTCTGATATACTAACTGACTGAATGTTTTGAAGTCTATGCCCAAAACATCACCCAAAGTTTTATAAGTGTTAGAGGCAGTATGAGAACTTATATCTTCTCCATTTTTTGTAAGTTTACATTTTAATGTAGACCTACGACTAACAGAAATGCAATAAGTATCGTTATCAACACTAAATTCAAGAGATATATCATATCCCTTATTAACATATCTGTTAGCAATGTCCGCCTTTTTAACATTTTTACTATTCTTATTAAATAACACTTCCTCTAATATTAATGGTATAGAGGATTTACCAACTCCGTTAGTTCCAACTAGTTGTGTGAGTGTAGACTCCGATAAGTCTAACTCATTGCCTTCTCCATATGAAAAGCAATTATCCCATTTCAGTTTTTGCAGAATAATCATTGAAAACTCCCATTATATTTCTAATCTTGTTATCATCAAGAGATAATATTTCTTTTAGGTATACACCTAACTCGTCAGAAATAGTCATATCTCCGTGTAAATTTAAAGTTGCTTCAACCTCTCGTTTTACAACTTTCTTATCAAGTAAATCAGAGTTTTTGACTTTTGCCAAATCTTGAACATCTCCTTCAACTTCATATATAGTGTGATGGAACATTGTTTGTACCATTTCACTTGGGTCTTCCACAGTCTTACGAATAAGTTGTGGTAAGTTAAACTGATGCCATGTCCAATCAAAGTTATCATCAATAATTAGATACCCCGTTTGGACTTCGTTTCTATGAAAAGATGTTGTCATTGGACTGCCTGGGTACACAATATTTCGTTGAGTATTCTCGTGAGCATGTAAGTCTCCAGCAAATACAGTATCAAACTTGTCAAATCTTTCTAAATCTACTTCTGGTATAACATGAGGTGGTATCTCTCCACGCACATGAGTAAATAATACATCTGCTTCGATGCTTTCTATATGATTCTTTTTATGTAAATCTGCATAGGGAAGAATCGCCCAGTTATCCTCATAGTAAGTTTCTGTTATTACTTCTACTAGAGGGTTAATATCTTTTGTGGCACGAATCAAATTAGAAAAGAATGTGTAATTCTTTTTTGTAGCTTCGTGATTTCCGTCATAGATAATTGTTCTTACTTTTTGTTTTGCAACAAAATCAAAGTAAAGAGTAAGTTCATCCATGGAAGGGACTCGGTCAAACAAGTCCCCGCCAATGATGTGTAGAGTCACTCCGTGTTCATCTATAGCTTCTTGCACTTGTTCAAAGAACATCTGATATCTAGTACATGCCCAAGGGACAGGTACATTCTTTTGTCCTAATTTAATATGCCAGTCTGCTGTAAATAAAATCATCCTACGAAGTCTTCTCCTGGTTGCCATTCACAACCTGTTAGTCCACCAGCTTTCAATGCTTGTAATGTTCTAAGAACTTCACTTGCATTTCTGCCTGTGTCTAGAGCATTTACACTTACATGTTGTATTATGTTATCCATGTCAACTATGTAAGTTGCTCTGTAACAAACTCCCTCTCCTTCATTAACTATTTCTAGTTCTTCTGATAAAGAGAGTCCGCAATCTGCTGCAAGAGTATGGTTAATGTTTTGAATAATATCATTACTCTGTTTCCAAGCAAGTTTACAAAATTCATTGTCTCCGCTGAATCCGCAAACACTTGCTTCAGATACTAACATATCCATTCCTGCAATTTCTGTTGGGCAGATAAAAGTAAAATCTTTTGGGTAAAAGTAAAATACTTTCCACTTATCAAAGTCATCTCTTGTTACTGTGCCCATATTGTTATCACAGTCCACACCTTGTAGTTCAAAATATGGAAACTCTTCGCCTACCCCAATCATGATACATCAAACTCCTCTGAGACTTCCTCAGGTGTATCGCCACCTTGGTCATTCACTCTTCTTAAGAGTTCTAACTGTGCATCAGCAGTTGGTCTTGGAAGAACATCATCCATTGACTTTAAATCTGCCACTAAATCTTTCTCCCAATCCTCAAGTTCTCTTGGTTTACACTTAAGAACTTGTAATTGATATTCGACATTAAACACCTGTGGACCAGTCTTCTTTCTTTTGAAATGGATATCATATCCTGTGACTGGGTCTGTTGGGTCTCCCAACTCTTCCATGGCGACTATAACTTGGTCGAATAATTTTCTTTTTAGATTAAGAACTTTTACACTTTTATCAGCGTAGTCTATGCACTGGACGGCGTATGACCATCCACATTTAAGGTCTGGATAAAAGTCTCGAACATGGTCATGTTCTTTGTTGTTAAAAGTTTCAGAGTTTCTGTCAAAAGATAAACACTCCATAGGAATGTTTTTGCCATTCTCTCCTTTAATCCAATAAACATATCTAGGTAATAAATCACCAACAAGTCTTACATGGTGGTCTTCTTTACCTGCATAGTTATAGGTTTCGATTTTTTTTTTTTTTTTTGAGCCGTTGGTTTGGTTGAATCTAATTGCCATTTTATTTCTCCTTTTGTGTCTCCTCGAACATAAAGTGAATCCTATCGTCTTTAATTTCGAGCAGTCTATTTGCTTTTATTATATCTTCTGAAATTGGACATTCCAGAAGTCCTAGTGTGGTGTCTTTACTATTAACATAGTTGTGATAATTACGAAAGGACGCGACACCTGCATACTCCGCAACTTCTTTATCACTATATGACCGACCAATTTCCATCAAATCTTTCGGATTCTTTAGATATGATTTCCCACCAAAACGATACTTATAAAATTTAAAAGTCTTATCGTAATAGTTTTTCGGTTGGATTTTGTATGTAATAATTCTAAGGATTGTGATTATATCACCAACATTCCCTTTGCTTATTTTTACAATTTTATCCCAGTTATATAGTAACATATATTATATCAAATTTTTGAGATTGTGTCAAGAACTATTTTTCTGAGCTATCATCTTCACTCTTCTTTTGCATTTTTTCTGCGTGAGCAGGGTCTATTGTAGCATGAACGCCCATATATGCCATGTCAATCATCTTACCTTCAAAAGTGTAACCTCCAGAATGTAAAAGTTCAATCATAGGCAATGCCCATATATCAATACCTATCTTTCTACAGTATTCTGAAAACATATAATCTTCACTTAGATATCTATTTTGGTCATTAATTATACAATCAAAGAAAGCATGAATCTGTTCTCCTTGTTTGAACTCTCCTTCTCTAACATGGTCAGGAGTATATAATAACTCTGGATATGCTTCTGCGTATTCTTCAAAAACGCTTCTTTCAATCATCATAAATCCTGTTGCTCCCTCTTTGATTTTTACTGGTTCAAATATAGGTGCTTGACCATCTGGGTATGCTTCAGGTAATGGATTGAATACCATATCTCCTGCAACCTTAGATAACAAAGTTGGGTCTTTTTCTATTTGTTCGTGTCCTTGTTTTGCAACATGAAGCACTTTTTCCCAAGCGATTGTTTTCTTTGGATACAGTCCACACATTATTCTTATGTCATCTCTTTCAGTAACAGTATGCATCATAAACATCAAATCCATAGCTTTCCAAGCTATATCACTATCTATAAACATTAAGTGAGTAGCATCAGATTTGAGAAAGTTTGCAACACAATAGTTTCTTGCTCTAGTAATCAAAGATTCATTAAACAAATAATAAATTTGTGATTGAATACCATGATTCATTAGTACTGCTGTAGTATCCATAAGAGACTTGGTATATAAACCGTGACACATACCTCCATACATAGGTGTAGCAATATATAGCTTCATCTTACGCATTTCTTCTATATTTAGTTGTATTTGTTTACTTTTCATTATAGTATATTTACCTCGTATCCTTGTTTCATGTAGTAACCCATTCTAGCACTTGCTTGTCGGGCTGCTGTTTTTCCTTTCAGATGTATGTCTACAACTACTGGTTGTTTCTTTCCATCTATCTTTCTAATTATTCTACCAATTAACTGTGTAAGTAACGGGTCGTTATTTACAGGTGTGCCTAATATTAGACAGCTTAGTTCATTAATAGAAATACCTTCTGAGAATATAGACTGTGTTCCAAATAAAATATTTTTCTCATTTTTTATTTTTTGCATAGTTCTTTCTCTTTCCGCAAAATCCATATCCCCTGTTATGGAAACTGCATTATCTCCTACTAGAGCAGCACAACTTTTTAGAAATTTTACTCGGTCTGATACAACAAGAACTTTGTGTCCTTCTGCAGCATAACGAGCAGCAGTCATTGCTACCCCATGTACATACTCTGCATCCATCGTTAAGTGATTTATGCGTTCTGCCCAAGGAGTATAACTACCATCCAAAAATCGAATCTCCGACTTGAGAATATCAATCTTTGGAGTAAGATAGTTTTCTTTTGGCGGTTTCATTACATTGTTACCGAAATAATCACGGAAAACAACATGTCTACCATCTTTTCTTTCGAGAGTTCCAGTAAGCCCTATCTTATAACGACATGGTATTTCATCCACAATCCTAGTAAAGGTTGGACTGCTGACATGATGCATCTCATCAAGTATAATAGTCCCGAACTCCTTTTTTATATCGTCCATTCGACGGTATAAAGTCTGAATATTTCCGCAGACGATAGGAGCATCTATATTATACATTCCACTACCTATTCTCCCTGCTGTATATCCAAAGCATTTTTTCACCTCTTTTTCCCACTGATTTCGTAGGTTAGTCGTGTGAGTAACTACAAGTGTCTTTTGACCAAGCTTCGCTGCGATAGCTAAACCTGTAAAAGTCTTTCCCCAACTTACCCAAGCGTTAATTATAGCGTTGTCTTGTACTTCGTCATAAACAATCTTTTGGCTTGGTCGTAAATCAAACTTAAAGTCGGGATGTTCAATTTCATTTACCACTCGTTTATCTACTATCTCGTAGTCTGATGGGATTAAATCTTCTCTTCCCATTGGTATGGAAACTAAACCTTCTTTAATAAATCTAAATGTTTTAAACACGATAGGAGGGTCACTCGGTATTCGTGGAGCAATAGTATAAGTCAGTTCTCTTTCTAATTGATTAGTTTGTTCTTTATTTACGGAAAGATATATTCTATTACTTAGTACTGCTTTCATTTATTTTATTTCTTAAGTTTGTACTAGAAAAAGAGTGGTTTCTACTTGTGTAGTAGATTTCATGTAATCCTTTCCCAGTAAAATGCCTTTCTGCCCAATCCTCTCCTACAAATCGTATATGGATTGGCGTTGCCTCTAATAAGTCTAGTAGGCTTTGTTCTGTATCGTAAGGTATAATTTCATCTATATACTTTACTGCTTGTAACTGCATATATCTTTCATATACAGTTTGAATTGGTTGATTCTTATCTTGTCTATCAATACTTGGGTCTGTTTGTAATCCTACTATTAAGTAGTCGCACTCACTCTTAGCTTCTTTTAGCATTACAATGTGTCCTGCATGAAGCAAATCAAATGCTCCACAAGTAAAACCTATTCTCATGTTAGTTCCTTCATGTACTGCCAATCTCTTTCCCTCCATTCATATTGTAAAGTGCTGTGGTTATTATCCCAAGGACTACTCCAACCAGTCTTTTGTTTTCTATTTATTACATGATTAGGTAATTTATCCGCCATAACTTCTCTAAGTAAATATTTATATGTTCCTGTATCCCAACCTAACTTTTGTTTAAATTTTGTCATACCATCAAATTCATAACAATAACGCACAAAATTTTGACCTAAAT